ACGCTTTTTGTTCGCTATTTGCGTCCCGGCCGTATCGGTTTGTTCTTCCGTAAGTTACTGAATTTGGCGGAAGAGGTGGGATTCGAACCCACGGTGGAGTTGCCCCCACGGCGGTTTTCAAGACATTCGGTGAGTTTAGCTGCATACTTTCTAACCTCATGTTTTGCTTGCCAGATTGCTTCTACAGATCGCCGGTTTAAGCGCGCTGTATATGATTTTGCATATACATGTCGGACACGCCTCTGATCGCTCTTGCCGCTTCGTCTGGCGTCAGATGCTCAAGATAATCCTCCGTGACCTTCACGGATGAGTGGCCCATGTGCTTTTGCAGGTCATAGATATTCATGCCGCCCTTGAGCGCTTCGACGGCAAACAGGTGGCGCAGGTCATGGAAGCGGAAGCGGTCAAACCGCCGGCCTTCCTTTTCGGCCTTCGTCATCACTGTGCGGCGTAGGTGCGTGAAGTCGGAGGCGGCTTGCGAGAAGGCTTCTTTATCCGACTTGGCAAATATCAGGTCGGCGTCCTTCTTTCTCGGCAAAGCAGAAAAGAAAGCCGTCGAATCCTTTGCCGGAACGGGCCGCAAAGATATGACCCTCTGCTTATTGCGCTTGCCTACGACACGGATCGTCTTCCTCACGCCGTCGTAATCGCGCCAGCGGGCGGTAACTAATTCGTTCTGACGGCACCCGGTCAGCCACGCCGCCCGAATCAGTGCGCCAAACTCCGGCGTCGCGGCGGCAATAATGGCTTCAATGTCCTCCGACAAAGGGAGCGTAATCGGATCGCGCCGCTCCTTGATAAGCCGCCGGCGGCTGAGTGTGGGATTATCCTCGCGCCAGTTTTCCGTGATGGCGTAGTCAAGCACCCGCGATATAGCCGTCAGGTCGCGCCGGATCGTCGCCGGTGAAACGCCTTGCTTCCTGCGCACTTTGGCGTAGTCGCCAACAATCTTGCCGTTGATCGCGGCGATATTCAGTTTATCAAAGAACGGCTCCACTTGTTTCAGCGAAACAAGGTAGCGCTTGGCGGTGTTCGCCGGCAGATGCTTTCCTTCGTGGTCGATCCACTCGGCTACCGCGTCGAGCCATGTAACAACACGATCTCCGCGATAGGCCCAATCGGCTGCTTCTTTGAGCATTTTGTCGCGCTCACTTCGCGCAACTTTGACATCGCTTGTTCGTAGCGACTTCTGGATGAGCTTTCCTTTGACGTAGGCTCGAATCCAATATGTCTCTCCGCGACGAACGAGATTTCTGTCAGGGTTTTCTGCTGACATGACTGTTCCCTTTCCTCAATCCACTTCTCTAGTTTTTCTGGATTGAACGTCCACACACTCGCAATTTTAGCAGCACCGGGCAATTCGCCCCTTGCCGCCATTAACTGAATCTGGCGCGTAGAAATACCTAGCATCTTAGCGGCGGCAGAACTTTGAATCCGGTCAGCCATTTAACCGTTTCCTCTTGCGCGCCGCCGCAGAATTTCTCCTCATGCGAAGGATCGACTTGTCATATTCTTGTGAGGCTTGATAGCTAATGTCTTTCAGAACATCGCAGACAAGAAGATCGGACCATTTTTTAAAATCCGGTTCCAGCTTTAAGACGCCTTCTTCCAAGCCATCGTCGTAAAACAATGTTCCGATGATTTGTTTCAAAAGTGCCTCTCCTCGCGCCATGCCTCGAACTTGCTTTCAATCGTCCGAAACATCATCTGCTTCGTCTCGTCTTGATCTAGCTCACGCTTACTGCTGACGCCGCAATGCTGTTTAATTTTAGCGTCAGCTTCTTCCTTACTCTTAACTTTAAGGAAGGCGAGGAAGGCTGTTTCGCCGCAGAGAATAGCCGCGCGGGCAGACGGGCGTAGGCTGTCCCACTGACGGCGTGGCTTTTCAGGCTCGACGGCTTCTTCTGTTTCAGGCGCATGGTTCAATCTCGCGATTGCTACCCAACTTTCGCTGGACGGGTCGGGAGCGCCAAACGCTTGAAGAAAGCGGTTGGCTTGTTCGATTGGCAATTCGATTACGACCTGTGCGACTTTGCGGCTTTTGACGAACCGCAAATCGCTGTAGGTGCCGGCGAATGCGTTATTCATGTCAGAACGGAATATCGTCTGACGGATCAGCGCCAGCGCTCAAGCTGTCATCGGAATAAACTTCCTGCGTCTGCTTCGCGCCAAGCGCCTTAAACTCCGGCGACAGCGCGATGCGCTCCTTTAAGCCATTGCCGAGCGTGTCGTAAGCCGCCTGATCGAAGTCACCCGGCTCAAGCGACAGGTAGACAGTCGGCTCTGTCAGCTTCGGGATTGGAAGACCCTTCATCGGCTTGCCAACGGAAGCGACGTTTGAAAAGACAGCGCCGTCAGGTTTTGTCTCCTGTGTCACGCTCAACATGCAGGGCTTGCCAAGTAGGTTCTTGGTGTCAAACTTACCAAAGTCTTCCGGCGTAAAAGCCATACCGCGCCATGTTTCAAGATCATGCCGGAGCGTCGCCTTTTCGTGCATAGACCATGTGTAAGTCTTATGCGCCGAGAACGGCTTGCCGTCCGACATAAGCTCGTCGGGAATAAGCCAAGAGATCATCACGCGGCGGGTCATCTTGACCTGCCCCTGATACTCCGTCTTCTGCGTTCCCATGTCGATAAAACGGTAACATAGGCCAAGGTGTGTGCCGGCCGGGACGGGTTCACGGTTCCCGCCTTCACTTGGTTTCGGAAGCTTCATTATTGTTCTCCTGATTAAGCAGCTACTTCGTATCTGGCGCTTACGCGGCAGCGTATTTCTGTGTCAGCGTCGCAACGGCGGCGTCGATCTCGTCAAGGAATTTCACGACTTCTTTCTCAACGTCAGCGATCAGCGCGTCATCGCGATTGATGCGACGGACGTAGAGGCGAAGGTGTTCGGGCATACGGTCGTCGTAGACGACGTAATCGCACCACTGGCGGCCGGTGCAGGCCAGTTGCCATTGGATTTGCGCGGCGTAGGTTTCGTCGAGATAGTCTGTCAAAAGCACCTTGGCGGTCGTCGCCGCCGTGGGCGCTTTGATCTCAACAAGGCCGTCCTCACCGACAAAGCCGTCAGGGCTTGCGCCAGCGCGCTCAATACGCGGGTGCGGAATAAACGGCGCTTCGTAGACTGGATAATTAGTCTTGCGCTGATACGCCTCGCGCGCTTCGGCTTCCTTGTCGATTCCCCGCTGCATAGCGGAGTTCTTAAAGCCGGACGCCGGAACGCCGGTCAGCACTTCGGCTAAGACCTGATAGAAGTAGCCTTCGCGTTCTGACGAATAGCCGCCGTTCTTAAGTTTCTTATAGACCTTAAGGATCGGGCTGGCCGTCACCTTGCCGCAGCGGTCGGCATACCAAGTATCCGTGCGCTGTAATGCGCCGGCGATGTCAGCGGTCATAGGCGCGTCACTTATCTTCATCATGCGTCTCCGGTGCGGTCATTTGATTGGGGCCGCCCATAAGCGCGCGGCGGTGCATGGCGTAGACAACGGCGCACTCGGCGTAGTGATCGACGTCGTCTTCGTTGAAGCCGGCGCAGGACAATTCCCGGCGCACTAAGCGAATGTCGGAAAGGTCGGAGATCCAAGACAGGGCCATCGCCATGTCTGAAATCACGCGGTCGGATCGAAGGTAGGGAGACATAGCGGCCTCTGATTTGTCCTCCAGTGTTATCATGATGATTACACAAAAGGCAAGAGGCTTTCAAAAAAAATGTTATCCTCAAGATGCCATTGTTCTTGACGAGCGGATATTCGCTGCGATACCTACTGATTTGCCGGAGTCATCCTCTGGCGACTGCGTTGAGTGTCCCGCGCGGGCGCAGTCCTTCCGGTAGCGTGGGCTGCGATCAAGCCGGAACTCCAGTCCGAAAGACCGAGGGAGGATCGCCGGGGGAGCGAACCCCTCGCAAGCTGCGGTCAACCGTTTAGGCGTTGCTTGCCATAAACGGGTCGAGGGCGACGGGCGGCTCCGTTGAGCATGTCAGGATCGCATTCGGGATAGGCAGCTCCGCTTCGGCGGGGGCTGTCGTCCTATGCCGAAAGCTCAAGGCTCTCCATTGAGCATACACAATAAGGATAGCTGTTGATAACAGATTCCATGCGTATGAGCGGTGGTAAGTGTCTATATAATATGAAAATAACACGATAGATAAATACAATTACAGCCAATCGGCCAAAGAAGCCGAGGAATAATAAAAACGCCAATCCGATCTCGATTAACGAGACGCAAACATGAGAATTAAATGCGATGCGCGACGAAAAAATTGCGCCTTTCCGGGCAACCAGTTACTTCCCCCCCCCCCCCCCCCCCCCCCCCCCCCCCCCCCCCCCCCCGCCCAAACACCACACAGAAGCCCGCCTATGCTCCTGCCCGCCTGCGCGAGAAAGACGACGCGGCGGGCGAAAGTCGCGACGCAGCAGGGGAGCGGGGG